CGCAGACCACTATCTTTACACCACTTACATAAAGACATGGCAGACATCATTCGCTCTCACAAACACGAAGAAGAAAGAAAGTCAAATGTGAAAGCATTCATGACAAATTATTTTTTACACAAACAACATTCAATCGTGAATGAGGTTTGTAATGCTGCAATCAATGTAATACAAAGTATTCAAGTCAAAGACCAGAAAGGAACTCTAGATAAATTTTTTACTTTTGATTGTTGGGGTGCAATCTATTCAGAGAACGATTATACACAACCCCATACTCACGGCCCTGCATTGTGGTCGTGGTGTTATTATATACAGATACCCAACAATGCCCCACCCCTATACTTTCGAGAAGCAAAACTCAAAGTCTTTCCTAAACCAGATGAACTAGTAATCTTTCCTGGCCATGTCACACACGAAGTACCAAAGGCATCGGATATGACCGAAGAAAGAATTATACTTGCTGGTAACATTTATCTAGACTATCGTAACACCTAGTATAAATACTTTCTATGAACGAAAACTATTTTATGGGCCTCGATGGCTTTGTATGGTTTACTGGTGTTGTAGAAAATCGTAATGACCCTGCAAAACTTGGTAGAGTACAAGTCCGTTGTCTAGGTTACCACACAGAAGATTTAATAGATATCCCATCCAAAGATTTACCATGGGCACACATTATGATGCCTGTCACCGACCCATCTATGCAAGGACTAGGAAACTCACCAAGTTTTCTAACAGAGGGAACTTGGGTAGTCGGATTCTTTCGTGATGCAATGGAGAAACAACAACCTGTTATTATGGGTTCGTTACCAGGTGTTCCACAAGTAGTTGCAGATAAGACTAAAGGATTCAATGACCCCAATGGAAAGTACCCTGGTACCATTACACATTCAAATCATACAATAGAAGAATCAGATGTATCAAGACTTGCACAAGGTCAAACATCTGAAACTCATTTATCTTTACAGAATCGTAGAGCAAACAAATGGGAAAAGATACCTACTGCAACCAAACCAAATCTATCAACTGTATCCACAACAAGTAAAGCAGAAACATTATCAACCTTTAGTGAACCTGACCCTAAAGGACTAAAGGTAGATACATCCCCTTATACCTCAGCTGAATATCCTTATAATCATGTATACGAATCTGAATCAGGTCACATAACAGAAATAGATGATACACCTGGTGGAGAAAGATTATACAGACAACACAAGTCAGGTACCTATGAGGAGATAGTTGCAGATGGCACAAAGACTGTAAAAGTATTTGGAGATAATTACGAACTTACTGCTGGAGCAAACAATGTATTTGTTAAAGGAAATATTAATTTAACTTGTAGTGGTACAAAGAGAGAACGAATAGATGGTGATTATATATTAGAAGTCGGTGGTGACTTCACAAGAAAGATACACAAAAACGAACAAGTTAAGATTGGTGCCACAGGTGGTGGAAACTTAGAAGAAGAAATAATTGGTAATCATGGATTTAATATTGCAAATGCTATGTCAGGTGCAATTGGAGTAACAGGTACAGGTACAGCAAAAGATTGTGATATTACTATCGGTGGTAAAGAAACTAGAAGTATTGGTGGTACTTATGATATCACTGCGAAAGATAGTGCATCGTTTGTTTCTTTAAATGATGTATTAGTAGGAGCAGGAAATAATGTGACAGTATCAAGTGTTGCAAGTACATCTATAGCTTCTGGTACAACCATGACAGTTAAGGCTGCAACGAATCTAGATATTAAATCAGAGGCAGTTGGTACATTATTGTTTAGTGGTAATGGAAGTACAGTTACAGCAAACAATGGTTCTGGTACAAGTATTGAACTTACAGGTCATGTACATACTGATACTGAAGGTCTTGCTGCTAATACTACAACAGCACCAATAGCATAGGAGAAAAAAGTGGCAGATATAAAAATTGACGGAACAGATTCTACTAAGATAAATCTTGAAGTAGCTGATTCAAATGATTTAAATTTAAAACTAACTGGTGGTGATAAAGGTTTACGATTACATGTATTGGAAACAATTTATCCTGTTGGTTCTATTTACACCAATGCTGGTGTTGCAACAAACCCTGGCACACTATTAGGTTTTGGAACATGGACAGCATTTGGAGCTGGTAGAGTTATAGTAGGTGTTGATTCAACTGATACTGATTTTGATGCAGTACGAGAAACAGGTGGTGCAAAAACTCATACATTAACAGTTGCTCAAATACCAGCTCATACTCACAATGTGACAATGAGTACCAGTGATAGTGATAATGATAATTTATCAGAGGGTAATACTTCAGGTACATCTTTGCATCCAACGTCATCAACTGGTGGTGGTGAAGCTCACAATAACTTACAACCATACATCACAGCATATATGTGGAGAAGAACAGCGTAATGGCAGACTTTACAACAGCAAATTTAGAGGGAGCAAATGAGTTATTTAATAAGACTGCAACTGATGCAAAAGCATTAAAAGACCAACTTGTTGCTCAACATGGAGCAGATGCTTCAACTATGAAGGCAGCAGTAGAATCTAAAGTTGCTGATTTACAAACATCATTATCAAGTATGATACCAGAGTTACCTAATGTTCCCAATGTAAACATGCAAGGAGAATTTGCTGGACTAGCAGATATTGATATCTCAACACCAGCTGGTTTAGAACAATATCAAACACAAGTTGCTAATATAACATCACAATTTGGAACAGCAATGAAAGATAAAGGATTAGATATTGATTCTCTTGCTACAGAAATACAGGCAGGAGGTGATGTTGGTGACTTAATTCCAAACTTACAATTAGCAGATGGAGAAAGTATTCCAATAGAATTACCATCTAATATTAGTATACCATCTATTGAAGCAATCAAAGAAAAATTAGAATCTATGCCAGACTTCAAGATAGAAATAGATGGTGCAGTATTGAAACAACAAGCCCAAGATGCTTTAGATGCAATACAGAAAGAAAAAGAAAAACTAGAAACTGAGAGTAAATTAACACTTACCTAAGATATCTATTATAAATAATAATTAAATAACTAGAGATTAATAATGTCCGCGTATAAAGATGCTCAAGCTCAGAATAATATATCAAGGAATGTTAAACAATATTCTGATTTAGATTTATTTTTTGGTCAAAGAAATGTAGGTAAAGATGTCAATAAAATAACTGATATTCAAGCAGTTAAGAGGTCATTAAGAAATTTAATTAATCTAAATGCTTTTGAAAAACCATTTCACCCAGAGATATCTGGTGGAATCAGAGATATGTTATTTGAGAATATGACACCTATCACTGCTGTAGTTTTAACTAGAAAGATAGAAGATGTTATTAATAACTTTGAACCAAGAGTAAGATTAGTGTCAGTTAGAGCAATACCAGATATGGATAGAAACATTTACAATGTATCAATAGAATTTTATGTAGTTAACGCACCCACAGAACTAGTAGACCTATCAGTATTATTAGAGAGATTAAGATAATGGCAACAAACGATAAAAGACTAAGAGTAACCGAATTAGATTTTGATGCAATAAAATCAAATCTAAAAACATTTTTAAAAGCACAAACAGAATTTAAGGACTATGACTTTGAAGGTTCTGGTATTAATATTCTGTTAGATACTCTTGCATACAATACTCACTACTTAGGATTTAATGCTAACATGTTGGCAAATGAAATGTTCTTAGATAGTGCATCACTTCGTTCAAGTATAGTATCTCACGCAAAGACACTAGGTTATGAAGTATCATCAGCAAGAGCACCTTATGCAACAGTTAACATAAGTTTATCTACAACTGCAAGTACTAAAACAATGCCAGCAGGAACTGCATTTACTACAAGTGTTGACGGAACTGATTATCAGTTTGTTACTATTGCTGATGTAACTGCAAGTAACACAGGTAGCTCTGTTCCTTTTGATAGTATAAAAATTTATGAAGGTAGTTATATTACAACAAAATATACAGTAGATACTTCTGATGTTGACCAAAAGTTTTTATTAAGAGATGCTAATAGTGATACCTCTACTTTAACAGTTAAGGTACAAACATCAGCATCTGATACAACAACTACAACTTATACTAAAGCAACAGACATAACACAACTTACTTCTGATAGTACAGTTTATTATTTACAAGAAACTGATAGTGGTTTATTTGAAGTTTACTTTGGTGATGGTACAGTTAGTAAAGCTTTATCAGATGGTAATATTGTTACATTACAATATGTAATTACAAATAAATCTGAAACAAATGGAGCATCATCTTTTAGTGCACCTTCAAGTATTGATAGTGTTACTTCAATTACAGTTACTACAGTTGCAAATGCAGTAGGTGGAGCAGATGCAGAAACTTTACAATCAATAAAACTTAATGCTCCATTAGATTATGCAGCTCAAGGTAGATGTGTAACAGTAGATGATTACAAAACATATACTAAAAAATTATTTACAAATACTCAAGCAGTTTCTGTATGGGGTGGAGAAGATGGTAGTTTTGATACAAGCACAGGAGTATCATCTAACCCAGAATATGGTAAAGTGTTTATTTCAATCAAATCTACTACAGGTGAAAATTTAACAACTGTACAAAAAAGTAACTTGGTTGCAGCCTTTGCTCCATTCAAAGTTGCTTCAATTACACCAGTGATTGTGGACCCAGAAACAACTTTTTTAATTTTAAATGTTACATTTAATTATGATTCAACAGCAACAACATCCACTAAGGATGAGTTAGCAAGTTTGATATCTACAACTATTTCTAATTATAATTCAAGTGACTTGCAAGAATTTAATACTTCGTTTAGACATTCTAAACTCACAGGATTAATTGATGATACAGATTCATCTATATTAAATAATACAACCACAGTTACTATGGGTAAATTCTTTACACCAGTTTCTACAGCTTCATCATACAATATTAATTTTAATAATGCATTTTATAATCCTTACACAGGTTATAACATAGCATCAGGTGGAGTGATTGCATCTACAGGATTTTATCTAGATAACAGTACAGAAACAGAATACTTTTTTGATGATGATGGTTCTGGTAATTTAAGAATTTATTCTTTATCTACTGGCGCAGTTAGAACATATCTAAACTCAACAGCAGGAACAGTAGATTATACTAATGGAACAATTAGTACAACATCATTATTAATTTCTGCAGTATCAAATGTTGATGGTGAATCATCAACAAAAATTCGTATAACAGCAATTCCAAAATCTAATGATGTGATACCAGTGAGGAATCAAATATTAGAAATAGATTTAGTTAACACTACAACAGGTGGAACTGTTGATGCACAAGCAACTACAGGTGTAGGATATACTGTTACCTCAACAGGAACAACTCAAACTACAACTGTTACAACACCTTCATCTACACCAACAAGTTCGGCGTATTAGATGAATGGCAAAAAATAATTCAAAACTAGTAACAAAGCTTTCCCCACTTATTGAGGGGCAGGTACCTGATTTTGTACAATCAGAACATCCTAAGTTTGTTAAATTTCTTAAACACTATTACCAATATCTTGAGGCAGGTAGAATTACTTACACAGGTGAGTTAGATTATTTAAGACAACAAACTAATACATTAGAATTTATTTTAGATGAAACTGGTAATCGTATTGTTACAGAAAAAGGAACAGGCACTACAGGTTTATTTGTAAATGGTGAAACCATTACAGGTGCAACATCTAAAGCAACTGCAACAGTATTAGTAGAAGATGGTCGAAACAAATATCTTTATATATCTTCTCAACAAAAATTTATTACAGGTGAAACTTTTACAGGTGGAACATCTGGTGCGACTGGTGTTATGTCAGAGTATCGTGCAAACCCTGTACAAAACATTCAACAACTTTTAGAGTATGCCAATGTAGATAACACTATCTATGATTTCTTAGACCAGATGCGTGACCAGTTTATGAACGCAATACCTGAAACATTAGCAACGGGTGTTTCTAAGAGAAATTTATTAAAAAATATCAAAGACTTATATGCTGCCAAAGGAACATCAAAAGGTCACGAATTATTCTTCAAAGCTTTCTTAGGTGAAACACCAGAGATAGTATATCCAACAGAAAGAATGATGAGAGCCTCAGATGGTAATTGGGGTCAAAAAGTTACACTCAGAGTTTCTGCCGCAGCTAACATAGACGGTTCAGAAGTAATCAATCAAATTATTACAGGTGGAACATCTGGCGCAACAGCTGTTGTTGTATCTTCATCTACCTTTACACAAGGAAACTTTGCAGTTACAGAATTTGAATTACAAAATATAGTAGGTACATTTACAGATGGTGAAACAATTACAGCAACATCAACTACAAGAGATGTAGATGTAACATTCACAGTATCATCTCAAATCACTACATCGGCCGTTACGAATGACGGAATATTAAATAGTGTATCTGATACTCTAAGTATCGAAAGTCTAGGAAGCGGTGTATCAGAGGTCGTTGTAGAGGATATTCTAACAGGGTCAGTAAGTGATGTCATAGTAGATGATGGTGGTAGTCTATATGAAGTGGGAGATGTAGTATCATTTACTTCTGATTCAAATGATACAGATATTAATGCTGCAACTGGTGTTGTCAGTATGATTGGTGGTGGTATCTTACAAGAGGCAGGTACTCTAGATGATTCAGATATTACAACAGATACAATCACATTAGAAGCTGGAACAGATTCTTCATTAGTACCATTTGAAATTATTTTAGAAGATGGTAATTTAATTCAAGAAGACATTACACCAGATTCATCAACAAAAGTATTTACTCTTACATCATTAAATGCAAACACAGATGACATTAGAATTTATCGTGATGGTGTATTATTAAATTCAACAGATACTGCTGGAGATACTGTATGGAGTGTAAGTGGTACAACACTAACATTTACAACAGCACCAACAACAGGTATACCCCATGTAATAAAAGGTAACTCTGTTAATAAATTATTATTAGATAGTACAAATGGTACAGCAAATGCTGGTCATAATTTATTAACAGATACATTACAAGAAACTGCAGATGAATTTACAAACAATAATTTATTTGCTTTAGAAGAAGACACATTTGGAACACTTGCAGAAGCTACATCAATTAGAAAAGTAAAAGTAACTGATGGTGGTAATGGTTATTCTAAATTACCTACTGTATCTGTTACAAGTACATCTGGTACAAGTGCAAGTCTTAAATCAAACACAACTGATATTGGTAGAGCAAATGGTATACAAATTAAAGATGGTAGTTTTGATTTAGATTCTAGTAATCCACCAGAGGTAACATTCCAAGCTCATTTTGTATTGAAAGATGTTACAGGAACATTTGCATCTGGTAATACTTTGACCACACACACAGGAACAGTTTCTGGTTGGAATGCTGACACACAAGTTTTAAGTACAACTTTTGAAAATGTTGTTAGAGTAGATGGTGAAGCAACTACTACAGTTCAGAATGGTATTAGATTAGAAAATAATTTAGAAGAAGAACCACATGGTATTCTTTTAGAAGATGTCCTAGACTTTGATGATGGGGAAAACTTTTTATTAAATGCAACAGGTATAACTACACCAGCAAGGGAAACAGAAACATTTAAAGTTACAGTTGGAAGAAACTCTACTGATACTGCAAATATATTTTATATTAATGGAGTTGCAAATCCAAAACTTTCTTTAGCAAGAGGTAACACATATAGATTTGATACTTCTGATAGTTCACTATACAATATAGACACAACACAGAATCATCAGTTGTTATTTGCATCTACTAAAATTGCTGGGTCAACTTCTGGTGGAACTGCATATACAACAGGAGTAACACAATCTGTGGTTGCCGTTACACCAATAGGAACAACAGGCTCTTTCATTCAAATAGTTGTTGCTGATGATGCACCACAATTATATTACTATTGTGCAAATCATTCTGGTATGGGTAATTCTATACTTTCATTTACAAGACCAAATATTATTAATGGGGTTGGGGATAGAATTGTAATTGATGCAGATAGTAAAATAGGTGATGATGGAATACTATTAGAATCTGGAACAACAAGAGCAAAATCAACAGACCAATTAGTTCAAGAAACAGGACAAGCAATAAATGGTGCATTAGGTAGTGGTGATGGTGGTAAGTTTATATTAGAACATCAACACATAGATGGTGGTGTACCAATTAATGTTGGTGAACCATTAGTCATAGATAGGTATCGTGAAGAAGGTGGAACAAACTATGTCATCATAGAAAATGGTGATGCAACTGATAGATTGAGCACAGAGGAATTAGGTACTGCACTATTATTAGAAGATAGAGATAGAATATTACACGAAGAAGATATACAGATTGATGAAATTGTATTAGATGCAACAGACAGTTCATCAACAGATGCTGGGGATAATATTATAAA